AGCTAGTTTCAAACGGTGATTTTTCAGAAGGAACTGATCCTAACGGCATAAAAGGTCTTGATTATAATAATGGGTTGCAGCTAGGAGATACTGGTGATGTAAATGGCAGCGGAGACACCTATATCTCTTATATGCTTTCTCGTGCCACAGGTGCATTTGATGTGGTTGCCTATACTGGTGATGGTGCTTCGGGTCGTCAAATTACTCATAACCTTGCAGCCGATGTTGGAATGCTCATCGTCAAAAAAAGGTCTGGCAATCAGGACTGGTGGGTTTGGCACTCAGGATTAAATGCAAACGGATTACTTAGACTAAACGTAAACTCAGCAGATAATGGCAGCGATGGTATATACGTTTTTGGCAATGGTACAACCGCAATAAATCCAACAAGCAGTGTATTTACTGTAAACGGAAGTGACTCGAATGCTTCAAGCGCAACTTATATAGCCTACCTATTTGGCACAGTAGCAGGAGTAAGCAAAGCAGGCTCTGTCGTTCATTCTGGAACAACAAATGTTGATTGCGGGTTTTCGGCGGGTGCTAGATTCGTAATGGTTAAGCGTACAGATTCTTCTGGCGATTGGTTCATCTGGGACAGCGTGAGAGGAATCGTGTCAGGTGATGATCCTTATGTACGTTGGAACGTGTCATCCGCAGAAGTCACTAATACCGACTACATTGACCCGCTGTCTAGCGGCTTTACATTAACGTCTAGCTTTACAGCAGGCACTTACATATTTTTAGCAATAGCATAAGGACAAGACAATGGAATTTCGTATTCAATCAACTGGCGAGCTGAAAACTCAAGGCGAAGTCAGAAGAATGCACAGCAACACATCACTGCCACGAGTGTGGGACGCAGACACTTGCGCGTTCTTAGGCATAGACCCTGTACTCGCAGCTCCTAAACCTGAGCCAAGCGCAGCCTACAAACAAGTAGGTCGTAACGGTGCAATCCAAGACGCAAACGGTAACTGGGTAGAGGCTTACACAGAAACAGATATGTTTGCTGACACGACAGAGGAAGGAGTAACCACGACCAAGGCTGAGCATGAAGCGGCTTATCAAGCACAGCTCGATGCTGATGCTGCGGCAGGTGTACGGACTACTAGAGATGCTAAACTAGCCGAGACTGATTGGACAGCCCTCACTGATGTTACAATGGCAGCTGAGATGGCTACCTACAGACAAGCCCTGCGGGACATAACAGACCACGCAAACTTTCCACACTTACAAGATTCTGATTGGCCGGAGGCAGTATAATGAGCAAGTCACGAGACATAGCCGATAGCGCGGCAACGATTAACTACATAGACACTGTTACGTCCAATGTGCAAAGTCAAATAGATAACATTGATGCGTTGCCGTCTCAGTCAGGTAACGCAGGTAAGTTCTTAACAACTGACGGCACTACCGATTCTTGGGGCGAAGTATCTGCAAGCCCGACACTCGAAGCAGTAGCGTCTGGCGCACTAGCCAACGGTGACACGGTGATTATCAATGCTGACGGTACTGTTACGGCAGCAGGGTTGGTGTCAACTCCTGTTCCAATTATTGGTTCACAAGTAGAGTTTGAAGCAGGTACTACAAGGTATATCTCTGCTGTCTATAACACAACTGATAATAAAGTAATAATTGCGTATCAAGACGCTAGTAATTCCAATAAAGGAACGGCTGTCGTAGGAACTATTGCATCTGGAGCAATCACGTTTGGTACTCCTGCGTTGTTTGGAACTCATGCCGAGTATTATCACTCAATGGCTTATGACGCTAATGCTAATAAAGTAGTAATTGCTTATTACAACCAAGACCTTGACGATGGAATTGCTGTGGTAGGCACTGTCTCAGGAACTAACATTACATTCGGAAGTTCTTATGACCGCTTTAGCACTAATGAAGTAGGCAGAACTGCTATTTGTTACGATTCATCTGCGAATAAATTAATAATTGCTTATGAAGTTCCGGGTGACAATACCATTAAAGTGATCGTAGGCACAATTTCAGGTACTTCAATTTCATATGGCTCTGTAGCGAGTACTGCTGCACCCGGAGGCGCATCGATAGGTCTGGTTTATGATGCAAACGCGAATAAAAGTTTGTTGTGTTTTAGAGGGGCATCTAATTATGGATACGCTGCTGTAATTTCCGTATCAGGAACGACTCCTTCTATAGGAACACCTACTCCATTTGTCTCGGAAACGGTAGCTGATCCTTATGCTGTTTATGATTCATCAAATAATAAAACTTTAATTGTCTGGAGAAAAACTAGTACCAGTTACCTTGCGGGAATAGTCGCTACCATTTCAGGAACTAGCGTGACATTCGGTACTGAAGCAATTCTTGTTGCTGGGGGTAGTTTTTACTTGGCCGCTTCTTTTGATACTGCTGTTAATAAAGCAATAGTGTCTTTCTGGGATGCCAGTGCAAGCGGCACGGCGGGGTCTATTCAAGCCACAATTTCTGGCACTAGCGTTACCGCTACTTCAACAGTGACTTACTTGTCTTCATCAATTCAATATAACGCATTGGTGTATGACCCAGATTCAGCAAGAACGATATTTGCTTTTGGTGATGGTGGTGATTCTTATAAAGGTAAGGCACTTCTTTATTCTTCCACAACTAGTGCAACAAACCTGACCTCAGAAAATTACATCGGCATATCTGACGCTGCTTACTCCAACGGCGCTACTGCAACAATACAGCTAGTCGGCACAGTCGATGACTCTCAATCTAGTTTAACCGCAGGTCAGTCTTATTTTGTTCAGGAAAACGGTTCTATCGCACTAACACCAGATACTACGCCAGTGTTTGCGGGTACGGCTATTTCTGCAACCAAGTTATTAATTGGCGACAGAGATTCGTATCCAAATCAAGCAAACAACTCTGGCAAGTTTTTAACTACAAATGGAACTGCACCATCTTGGACTACGATAGCATTAAATCCTGCCGTGGGAGCAATAGATGCAGGTGGTTTATGCTTAACGAATACAAATGGAAATGGTCTTATATCTCTAAGCGGGGCATCATTAGCTAGTAATAATCCACAAGGATATGCAGGAGTTGGAGCAAGTTTTGCCGCTAATGGCACAGAGTATACGTCGCCTTACGCTGCTAAGTATTCAACTTATTATAAAAGATGGTTCGCAACAGGCCAAGGATATGCAGGTCAAACTAGCACTAACGACTTATCTCTTTGGACAAGTGTAGACGGCATTACTTGGGCTGTAGTGACGAGTTTGCGTTTCCTGTATGCAGCTACTTGGACTGGCAATCTTATGGCAAACAATGAATATGATGCGCCTTTTGCAATAGACGAGAGCAACGGAAGAATTTGGGTTGCGGGTGAAGGAACGACTAATCAAATTAAGTTAGCTTATTTTGACCCAGACTCAGGAAATGATGAAGGAACGATTGTAAATATTGGCACTAGCAGTGGAAGCGACAATGGCCGAGTTTGTTGGATAGAATGTTTAGAACCTTCAAATGACATTTTTATAGTTTTTAATAACACACAGACTAATCCAAAATTTGCAAAGATTTCGGCAGGAGCTACTTCTGGAAGTTTTCTTGGCAATGGTGGAGCTGCAGGACAAGGTTATCAGAAATGGCGTTTTTGTTATAACTACGACCCATCTACTCAAATATACAGAGTTGCGCTTCAAGTAGGAGATTCCCGACAAATATTTTGGCGCGAAAGCACTACCGCAGTTGGAACGCTAACTGGCCCAGTAAATTTCTCAACGGGTGCATCGTATGACCAAAATCATCAAATTATGATGAGCAACACGCATTTGATGTGGGCAAAAGACACAGAAATTTATTACAAATCATTTGCAGGCGATGATTGGCGAGACCAAGGAACTTGGACTACAAACAGTGCTTTAAGTTATTCAACGAAAGCTATGAATTATAATCCGGTAGATGGTAACACTTACGCAATTACTCAGCGTGGACAAGTACATAAATTTACTAACCCTGCAAGTGTTTCGTGCATAGGCACAATAGGGCAAGGTATTGCAGATAGAGGCAATGCCAGAATAAAGTTTAGGAGTACATAAGTATGTTGAGCGAAAACGAAATACAACAAAGAAAAGAAGAGCGAGCAGTCGACGCAAGGCAAGTAAGAGATATGCTTATTTCTCAATGTGATTGGACTCATACAATCTCTGATTGGGATGTTCCTCAAAAAGAAGAGTGGAGATTATATCGGGCAAGTCTTAGGGATTTGCCGCTTCATCCATTGTTTCCAGAGATGAGTAATCATAGCCATGAATATCCTAAGCCTCCAAATAATCCTGCTCAAATTGTTCAGAAGTATGTATATGATGAGCAAGTTAAAAACAAGTGGGTTGCAAATCCAGAGTTGATAGAACCTGATGAAGAGCCTGTAGTAGAAGAGACTGTAGCAGAAGAGCCTGTAGTAGAAGAACCTGTAGTAGAAGTCGTTTCTGAATGAGTCTAGTAGACTACGCAAAGACAGACCGACATCGAAAAGCGATTCAAATCTGGGAAGAATGTGGTCGCAATAGTGCAAGAGCGGCAGGGATACTAGGTATCTCGCAGTCTACCATGCGCGACTATGTGTCTATCACTAAGAACACTGCGGCGGCTGCGGGTTACTCTGAGAATTGGGATGCTCGAAGGCACGTACCGGAAGGTGAGTTTGTCATCGGTCGCTCTATCTATACGACAAATGACGATGGCGAGAAGGCGTGGCTAAAGACTAAACGTACAATGACCGAGGCAGAGCGAGATAAAGCTCTACAAGGTTTTGTTGATGGTCTTGTTAAAGGTCTTAAACCGTACAAGCCTAAAGCCAAGCCAAAAACTAAGAAGTTTGCTGATGACTTATTACCTAGCATTGTCATAGGTGACGCACACTTCGGTATGAGGGCTGATGCTAGAGAGACTAAGGAACAGGACTATGATACCAAGATAGCGGCTAAGTCTCATCTTGAGGCTATAGATTACTTAACAAGTGTATCTACAGCTTCTGAGCATTCCTTGCTGGTAAACGTGGGCGATTTTATACACGCTAACGGCTCAGCAGGGACTACCTTTGGCGGCACTCGGTTAGACGTAGATACAAGAATTGAGGTGGTGCTAGAGATAGCAGCGCAGACGTTTATCTTCGCTATTGAGAAGATGCTATCAAAGCATAAGAATGTCAGTGTGATTATTGCTCGTGGTAACCACGATTCGGACACGGCTATTGCTTTAGCTTTAATACTAAAGTTTTATTACCAGAAAGAGAAAAGAGTCAACATACTAGATCCTCACGGATTTTTTCATACGTTGGTATTTGGAAAGACTCTGATTGCGGTACACCACGGCGATAAAATTAAAGCGCCTAAACTGGCAGCGATTCTGCCAAGGATGTTACCGGATCAATGGTCGTCTACTAATTACCGAAAGTGGTTAGTAGGACATATCCATCACCAGAACGCGATAGAGACGGATAATGGTGTATTTGTGGAATCCTTCGGGACGTTGGCTTTCCCAGATTCTTACCACGCAAGTCACGGCTATTCAGCATCTAGCTTGATGACGCAAATTACATTTCATCGTGACGGAGGAGAGGCGCTTCGTCACATTTACAAAATCAGAGACTCGCGTAAAGTCCCTGACCTGACATTATAGGTGTAGTATGGATTATCAAGTCATGTTTAACGTAACAATAGCCGTAGCAGGATTTGTTGTTGGATGGTTGGTCAATCGAGTCTTTGCATTATTGGATAGAATTGATGCTGACATGAAGTCTATACCTATCATGTATGTAGCGAAAGAAGATTACCGTGATGACATACGCGAAATCAAAGAGATGCTCGGTGCGATCTTTAAAAGACTTGATACCAAAGCAGACAAATAAGGATCAACTATGAAATACGTTAAAGTAATCGGCAAGTTTGCCAAAGCTAAATTTATGGGTGCGACTGACGAGCAAGCTACTGTAGTAGTAATTATGGCTGTTATTGTTTTTATTGCTTTAGCGGTTAATTAAATGCTGTCTTCGCTTACGTCTTTAATAGCCCCAGTAGCAAATCTTTTAGACCAGTTTGTTGAGGATAAAGACAAGAAGAACGAGCTTGCTCACCAGATAGCTACAATGGCTGATAAGCACCATCAAGAAATCATGCTGGCGCAAATCTCTGTCAACCGTGAAGAGGCTAAAGGCAACTGGTTTCAGTCTTCTTGGAGGCCAGCAACTGCTTGGGTCTGCGTAGCAGGTTTTGCGGTAAACTTTCTTATTTCTCCTCTTGCTGCGCCTTTTGGCATAGAAGTACCACAGGCTGATACCACGGTGATGCTTCCGGTGCTTATGGGTATGCTTGGTTTAGCTGGAGCTAGAAGCTACGAGCGCGTCAAGCAAGTAGGTAAGTAATGAAAAACTTAATTAAAATCCTCAAGCGTCACGAAGGCGCAGAGAATTTTGTTTATCTGTGTACTGAGAACAGGTACACAATAGGCGTAGGACGCAACGTGGACAGCCGTGGCGGTATTGGCTTGTCTGAAGATGAAATAGACTACCTTCTGTCTAATGATATTGTAAGATGTGTTAAAGAGATCAACAAAGAGTACCTGTGGTTTGGCGATCTTGATGAGGTTAGAAGTGAAGCAGTGATATCTGCTTTCTTCTGTTTAGGTGCGACAAGGTTTCGTGGTTTCCACAAAATGATAGAGGCGTTTGAAAGAGCTGATTATAAGGAAGCTGCAACTCAGCTTTTAGATAGTCGCTTTGCAGAGCAAACAGGAAACCGAGCTACGGAACTGGCTGAGATGATCGAGACCGGAAAGTATGTATAATACTTAGTGCAAAGCGCCTCCATAGTAATGAGTTGTTTGATAGTTTAGAAACTTGTCACAGACCTCATCATTGCTGAATATGAACTCATCCATATTGGCTAAGTTAAAAGCAATGGTAGCTATGTAGTTCAAGTCATTCTCAGACATTCTGCCTTCGACTTCCTCAAGCCATTCTTCTATTTGTTCTTGGCTTTTTATATCAAATTCTATTCTTTTCATTTCAACGCCTCCAACAACAATGGCAAACCGTAGATACTGGTCAAGTGCTTGTATTTTAACATTCTAGCATCTTGTTTTATCGTTCTGACGGATATCTTCTCGCCTGCTTTGTAATCCTGACCACGGTCTGTTTCCCAAAACCAGAACTTAGCACAACAACCCATTACATATACCAAGTTATCCGTATGGCAGACAGAAGCAAAAATGTAAGCATCGCAATTCTGGTTTCTTAGATAATCAGTGAGCATGGCTTGATTGTTGTCTCCTACTCTGGCGAACCTAGAATTGCTGCTCTTTACGTCTATTCGTATACCTTCAGCAAGGAAGTCGTAGTCATAGGTGTCATCATGGCTGTGAGCTATCCCAAGGCTTGCCAATGCCTGAGAAACAGCCAATT